CCTCAATAATCGCATCAGTCAGTTTCCGTTCATACATATAAGGAACTGTAAACCTATATTTTATAAGTTCTTCCTCTGATATATAACGGTCAGGATTTTCCAATTGTTTCAACTGTTGAATTGCAAAATTATTGATTGTTTGTTGCATCAAATCTTGCGGAATCAGATATTCAAAATCTGATTCTTCTTCCGTAAACCCCGGAATATTTTCCTTTAACCAATCAAGACCAGACTTTGATATATTTTTAGTCTTTAGAACTTCCGTAACAAACTTATCCATAGGATAGGTGGTATGGCAAGCTAGACAGTTGAATACACCTTGATTGTAATGTATTCCATTACGGTATTCACTTTCCCTTGTTACACCGGCTGACGGTCTCTTTTCATTTCCACCATTATGAAATGGACAATATATACTATACCATTTGTCCATTGGTCTGTTCAGTCTGATCAGTCCCATATCAGACATTTTTTCAAGAATTAAATCAACATTCATGTATTTTACCAATCATTCTTCTTATAAATGAACAGCTCACACTGATCAATCTAATTTTCCTTGTTGTTGAAGAATAAGCATAACTGCACCTGACAGACCATTCACAGTGTCTATAGCTTGTGTATCATTGGTGTAATCTTCAGAATGATCAATGATACGCTGCTGCTTTTCTTGAATCCTACTGATTAAATCATCACCATCAACATATATTGATTCTAACTCAAGTAGTCTTTCGATCATGTAAACAACATATTCAGGTGGGTTGTGAATACCTTGTTCCCAGTTTGCAACATTTGCAGTCGGAATGTGAAATTTCTTTCCAAATTTAGCTTGAGATAACCCTGTTTTCTTTCTCAATTCTTTAATATCCATATTCATCACCAATTTTATTATACAGGTAAATTATACATTTGTCAAGTGATTTTACTAAAACTCAACATCTGCATCAAAATCATCATCCATATTTGAATCATCAACCTGTGATCCATGTGCAACAACATTTGAGAATGATACAACTGGTGTAATTCCACCCTGTTGAGCATTTACATCATTTCCATCAGATATATATTGCACAGTACCAGTTCCGGTGTCCCAAGAATAACTGAATACATTTCTCTGATTATTTGCATTTCTTGATTTTTCCATACGAATATCGAGTACATGCTTATCAAAAATCTGTCGGACTGAAAAAACTTGTGTAGCAATTCTTGCCGGGTGATCGGATCCTTCAATATTGTAAATATCGGGGAATGGTTCACCTTTTTCATCCTTGGAATCTTTAGTAGCTCTGTTCGCCTGCATTACAACTACCACCGCACATCCATATTTTTTACTAAGTCGGAATAAATCATTACAAATATTTTTGTACTTATCATAATCACTATATGATTTATGGGTATCCTGCATATAGGAAAGACCATCAATCACAAGAAGTTTAATTCCATACCGTTTTACTAATGGTTCTATATTACCAACTGAAACGATTCCACTTGAAACATCTTTATCTTCAAGTACATATGCACTTGTAGTTTCTTTACTCAGATCTTTGACATACTTCATATAGGTTTCATCATATCTACCTAAATGAAGATCACTGTTGTTGAAGTGAGCTCTCCAAGTATCAAATCTTGTACCAAGGAATGATGCCTGCATTTCTGGTGAATAATACAAAACTGGGAATCCATTCTTCTGAGCAGATTCCATCATCTTCACACTGATCCACGTTTTTCCACTACCCGTGCGAGCTATGATAACCAACAATTCTTCTACAGTTGAAAGCCCGCCATACATAGCTTTATCAATTTCTGGAAAACCAGTAGGTATTCTACGCTGATTATTATATTGTAAAATCTGATCTGCACGTTCCTTTGCATTTGAAACAAGGTCAAGTGGTTTTGTGGTATCCAATGAAGCTGCACGTTCACACTGACCTTCAATATATTTCCATGCAGAATCTGTATCATCTGCACCGAGATCTTTAATCTTATTGAATGTTTCGACTAAGATTAAATGTCTTTTATGCCTGCACATTTCATCCACCAGATATTCCATAGGTTCATTGACTTGAACCAAACTTATATCTGGGAATCTGGCTTGAAATGTGAACAAATCCGGAACAGTATTATATTTAAATTTATGATCTAAAATATATTCGATCTGTTCACGGAATATACCATAATAGGATGGATCATATTCACAAAGTCGATCAATTTCGGATTCTGATTGTGATGTCAAAATCCTTGATATGACTTGTAATTCAATGGAAGTTACACTCATGTTTTAGTCCCCCAACATGAATTCTAGTTAGTTGTTACACCTGTCTTCTTGAATGTCACCACATTCATCCTCTGCTTTAAAATAGAAGGAAATGAATTCGCTTGTGCAGTTTTTGTAACAATTCCAGATGTAGGACACACCATAATAGTAGTCAAATTTTTTTGTGATCTTGTTTGAAGTAAGTTCAGTAATTTCTGGCTTTCAAAATCACCGAAGTTTACATAATCAAAGTTTGATATAATCAAAACCTTTGCGGCATTTGACCATATATTCATATACTCCAAATCATCGAATGGTGTGTCTCTGCTCCAACTCTTTCGTTCTTCATCTAAATAGGTAGAATACTTCAAATTATATACGGTACAATGAAGCTGACTACCTTTCCAATTCTGACAGATTGCAATATAGGTTAAAAGTTCCGCATATTTAACAGTATCATCAGCTTTCAGGACTCCGAATTTCCCGGAAAATTCTTTCAGAACATCACAAGCAAGTGTAAGATCGGATCTCTTGGAATTAAATACAGAACTGTTTGGAGAAATACCACTGCGTTCCATTAGGTAAGATGTTTCAACCAGAATGGGACATGACTGATCACATATTTCTTCTGTACAATGAGCAGTGAAAATACAATTCTTCATGATTTGCACCCTTTACCCTAGTGTATTGTAAACACTAACTCCTGTGGTTCCTTTCATCTTTTTCATTATCCGTAGTATCGGATTTCTACTTCTCTTATAAGAAACTCTAGACAAAACACATTGTCTTGCCATTCCATCAATATCAGTGTACCCAAGATCAATGTATTCATCAGGTGTAGTAAACAAAGTAAGGAATGGTTCAAGTGTTCCGAACATCGGATACTTATGTTTCACACCTTTAATATCCCGTTCTAGTAAATATCTACGAACCACATATTCCTGCATATAATCTTTTATAGGTGGTATCACTTTTGATTCCGGAAGTGTTTCCCATATCTTCAAAGTTTTGTGGAGTTCTCCATTGATTTCAATGGTGGAATAAAACCCGATAATTTCATCACCATCAAGTTTGGACAGCTTATACAAGTGTGGATACCTTACCATATTATCAATGATCTGATCAGTTGTAAATCCTTCGACAGGAATAATTGCTCCTAAAACCGGATGAAATTCAAGATTATTTGCAAGACTTTTATCATACAATTGTTGGTGTCGTGTAAGAATACGACAATTCGGGTACAGGTTATGAAAATCATTTGCAGACATTTTTGAAATATCGGTAGTAATGGAAATCTGATTCTGATTGTTTGGGATGATTGGAAGTGATTCATAAATCGCATAAGTCCGATCACCGAACATCACAGAGCACCGAACTTTTGTAAAATCTACTTGAGGTATCCCTGGTGGCTGTATTGATAAATCTTCCTTCGTTGTAGGTTTTATTGTAAATACCGATGAATTTGGTGTAATGGTTAAAGTTTGTTTCGGTTTTATGGAAACCGGTTTGTCTGTATTCGTATTCACAGAATCATTTGAAACATCTGATACCACAGATTCCGCAACAAGTTTGATTCCATCCTGTTCCCACTTTATAAACCGGAAACTAAGGTACATATCACGAAGTTGTAATTCCAAAGAATCCTCTTCGACATCATCATTTCCGATTGCAAGTGGCTTGTTTGAATCCCATACAAGTTCACCAGGTTGACAGATACAATAATAGGAAATCATATTTATGATATGTACTGCTCGTTTGCAATAGGATCTTGTAACGCTGGTATTAGACAATACTTCACTGACAACTGTGGAATGCATACTCTGCAGCAGACCACGGCACTGAGAAGGATAAGGAAGTTGTTCTGTTATCTGTGAAAATTTTGTAATTCTCTTAGCCATTCTGAACCTCCGAACAACTGAAACCGCAATTTTCCATAAGCTGTGGATTGTACTTATCACATAAATTATACATGGCACTACCCATAAGTGCGGCATTACCGAGTTCATCTATAGACAACTTATTCAAACCACAATCATACAATTTATCAAACAACATATTAGCGGTCAATGTAATATCATCAGGTTTAATAGTTTTATTCAGTTGGAATACTGAATATGGCACAGCATAACATGAAAATTCGGAATTTCCTAACTGTACAGATTCAATCCAACTATCAAAGTAATTGCAAAAAGTGTCAATGGTATTATTCTCAATGTTTTTTCCAAACAACAAAATAATGTTGCGGACAAATACCGGTATCTGATCGACCCTATATCTGAAATTTGATCCTTTAACTGTAAAAAACCTGGTCTCATACCATTTCCAAAGTAACTGAGCACATCTCTTGTAATTAGAAAGTCCATCCAGTTCGGGATTCTCCGATAATTTCTGAAGTACACGACCATAACAATGAACAACATATCTGCGATAGGTCGATGAATTCTTTGATAAGTTTATCACATGATTCAGGAATTCATCAGACTCTGAATTCTTAGAAGATGTACTTTCCATAGCAGAATCTGTATTAGAATCAGTGGTAGAATCAAAATAAGAATCCATTGTTTCATCTAATTCAGATACATTATCTGAAACAGTTTCAAAATCAATAGTATCATCAGATCCACTGACTTCCTGGGTAGGTTCTGAAAATTCCGACTGAACCGAATCTAAATACTGATCACCTAATATGGATTCCACCATATGTGTGCATTCCACAAGATCCTTGTAAATGGATTCATACTTGGACTTGGTTTTACTGTACATCTTAGTGTTAGCCTGTTCTGCGGATTCCAAATATGATTTCAACTGGAATACATGCATCATAGCACTGTGAATATCCATGAAATGATCTCCTTTCACTAAATTTGCGTACAAAAAATGAAAGGTCTATGCAGATTGAGTAACAACCACTGATGAAAAAACTTTCAAAAATGGCCCGACAGTGTTACACAATCTGCACAGACCTCTCACGTCTTGTACAGATTCATTCAGTTATCAAAATAAGTGTTCGATATTTGATTATCTACTGTCGGTTAGATTCTCATCTATGAACTGTTCGATCGAACTTCCTTTTGGGGAAGTGTCTTTATAATATCACCGGATTTTTGATCTGTCAACCACTTTTCAGAATTTTTTTTTCAAAACCGCCGGAGGGTAAAATTCCTATCAACTACTCATGAGTCATGAACATGGTTGTCAATGTATATCAACGGGTGAAGAATAAAAATGTCAATGCATATCTGAGTAAAAATGAATTAGGTGGCAAAAATTATCAACGCATAAATTTACAGGTAAAATTCAAATTTGGTCCAAAATCACCGGAAGGTATTTATCTGGTTTTGCCTAAAAAAGAGGGGTTTAGGGAATTAAAAAAATTGTTTAAAAATTTTTTAATTTTCTATTTTATATAAATATGGCCAAATTTATGCATTTTGGAGATTTGTAATTTCGGAAATTCTGCGAAATTTGGATAATTGTAATCAATGACTGTCTGAAAATTCTTGAAATTTGGAAATATTTATTCTGTATATCAAATTCTTGATATTATCACAATTTGTTAAATTTGGATGCTATTTTAACAGATTTAAGATTTTCCCAAATATAATGATTTTATCAATTAAAAATGTCCAAATTTGGAAAATTGTAATCATGTAAAATTTGGAACAGTTCTAATAAAAACAAATTGAAAAATTCAAAAATATATAGAAAATCGGAATTTCAAAAATGTATTTAATAGTATCCATATTTTATAAATTTGGAGAAAAGTTCTGATTGACAATAATATTGGAATGTGCTAAAATTTGGAATAGATCAAAGGTATATTCAATTCAATTAAATTCCTATCAACAAAACAAAAGTTTGTTCAAAAGTACCAATGATTTTCAGCTTATTGCACAATGTAAAAGTTGTGTCTCTTATGTTATATTGTTGTTAGAAGGGTAGGAATTTTTTATGACAAACAAAGAAATCTGGAAACAAATCGAAGACTGTCCTAAATATGAGGTATCGAATTTAGGTAATGTCCGTAGTGCAGCATACTGGTGTAATTATGATAATGGTTATAAAGAATACCATGAAGCTACGCTACTTATACCGATACCTGAGTCAAATGGTACCATTTATGTAAATTTTGAATCAAGGCATCTTGCGGTACACCTGCTTGTAGCGAGAGCATTCTTGAAGGAACCGTCTGTTCCGTCATTTGTACAATTTATTGATGGTGATGTATCAAATTGTAGTGCAGAGAATCTTCAGTATGTTACCGTATCCGATTTTACAAAGAAACAGATTGCTGAAGGTAACCGGAAAGCACCACAGCCGTATAAGGGTAAATCTATTATCTGTCTGGAAACCAAAGAAACTTTTGAATCAATCAAGTCTTTATGTGAGCATCTTGGGTTAAAGCGGTATGTGGTTGCTCCTAATGTTATTTCCGGTAAACCGATCAATGGTTATACTTATGTGTTTGTAAAAAGGTAGTATAAAAAAATTTCTTCAGTTGCTAGGGGTGTAGCAAGATGGAAAAGTACAGCAAGAAATATGTGGTTGCACGTACACAAGAATTATATGATTCTTTACCGCAGGAAAAGTCTGAACGAATAAAACAGTATGCAGTCCGGGATGAAATATTGGAGTTGAATAAGTCATTTTTTACTTATATGGTATCCAATATGTTCATCAATAATTCCTATATTAGTTTTGAGGATCGGTTACAGACTGCATACTGCCAGTTTTTAGAGTGCTGGTGGTGGTATAAATGGAAAGGTGACGAAACTCACAAAGGGTATCGTGATGATCTTTCTTTTGCTGTATTTTTTCTTCCGAGATTAAAGGAAATGGTAAAACGAGAACTGGATGAAGTCGGTTACTCTGTCCGTAGATCACTTTGTATGAAAGTCGGTGATCAACTCGGAAAGCATTGGGCACAAGTAACCTATGAGGATTTATCAGATCCTAGATTAAATTTACCACCACAAGATATGAATGCATTAAAAGCAATCTTCGGAACACTATATCCGGTGGATATGGATGAAGTGGAGAATTATATTTCTGGTGAATATACCATCGGAAATATGTCTGACTTTGAAATATCCACGGAATATAATACAATAGAAGAATTGCTTATTCATGAAATGCAGGAATGTGAATCAAAATTGGATGATAAGAAACTGAGAAAAATGGCCGATATGTATCAAATTGATTATGGTATTCTTTTAAAGGCTAGACCTAAAGCAGAAGAAATGTTGTATCGTCAATTAAAGGAATCTCTTAAAAATAAATATTCTGATTAAAAAATCACCACTTGGATGTATTTTCAAGTGGTGATCTATTTTAAATCTGTTTCAACCCAAGTTCTGCACAATGTCATTAAGATAAGCACTTGACACGGAAAATTAGATAAACAAGCATTAAGTTAAGGATATGGCTTCGGCTGTATCCTTAATTTTTTATCCGTGTCAAAGACAATGACATTGAAGTTCTGCAAGTGTTTTATTTCCACCTTGACGTTCTGGTGCATTTCCACCTAAAATCTGTTCTACATCAAAATCATCAAGTAATTTTGTTACTTTAATTGCACCCGTAATTATCCAAGGAACTGTATCCGGGTTTGGATTTGTTCGGTATCGATAGTATCCATTCTTAGGAAGTTTTGGAAGTCCTGCAAGAGAATGTTGATATTTATCTGATCGATATGTAGAACCATCAGGTTTGGTCCGCATATATCCTTGTTCATCTGCTTCTTCCTGATAATTTACATCCATAACATATTCACATTCAGCCCACACAAAATCATATGGAAAATATGGTGCATTATCATCTACAACTTGTATATAGGAATCAATATCCTGTATATAGAAAACTTTTCCAATATTAGAAGTTGTAGCATAAGAATTGACAAATGTTGAATATTTTGGAATTGATTTTGCTACATCATTTTTATCTTCAACATCAACAACTTGCCAACTGAATGATCTGTCAAATTGCTTTGCTCTAGGAACATCACCAAGATGCCAACCAGGTCTGTATGCAAGATTTCCTGATCCAGTGGATTTTACTTGTTTTCGTCCAGTTTTAGAAAGTCCGGCAAATTCACCCTCTTCGGCATCTAACCAAACACATACCGGTGTGTCTTCACCACCTGGATTAGAAACCATCGGTGGATACAACTTACCATTTTTCACACGAAACACTTTATATGCGATTCCTTTAGTGGAATTACTATAGTCATTCTCAGAAATCTTAGCTTCAATTTTAGTAGATGCACTCACATAAATGCCGTCATTTACATCAGAAATAAGATCTCCTAAGTAATCCTCAGTATCAGAAAACATAACAGATTCATTTGTAACCATATCTACAACTTCAATGCTACCGATCTTTAATACTTTTTCTTTTGCGGAAGTCCAAGGATTTTCTGCAATGGATTTCGCTTGATTACAAGCAATTTTATTTGCACCGTTACTGAAAACTTATAATTTGTTAGCATATAACAAAAATGTTTCATTCCTAATTCTTTCGTTATACAACGAGTTTCGCATCTGATTTCGATAAATTTCATCTAATCTCATTTGTTATGATGCTCCAAAGGCTTAACTTTCCGACTAACGTATCGGTAGATTGATCTTAAATATTACAATGCAAAATTTCTAAGATTTATACTTGCTTGGTAATCTCTGTCGATAACCAGACCACAAACATCACAATGATAAACCCTATCACTCAGTTTTAAATCATGCTTTATGTTTCCACAACAACTGCACTTCTTACTAGATGGATACCACCTGTCAGCCGTAATCAAATGTATATTATGATTACTTGACTTATATGTAATTTGGCGTAGAAACTCATAAAAACACTGTTGTTGAACTGCTTTTGCTAAATGTTTGTTTTTCATCATACCACTTACGTTCAAATCTTCCATTACAATAAATCTTGGTTCTCGATTTACTATTGACGAAGTTGTTTGATGCAAATAGTTATGACGAATATTCTTCAATCTATGGTTAATCCTCAACAACTCATTTTCTAATTTAACAATATTACAAGTCTTACAGAAACGTTCTCCTTCCTTATTCATTTTTGATTTATTGTTTAGAAGATATTTTCTTGATATTCTTCCTTGCAACCGCTTCTTTTTCTTTTCAATACGCTTTACTGTACTGGTTTTATTTATATTTGAATAAACAATTCTGTCAGAACATACTGCCAAGTCTTTTATACCGAGATCAATTCCAATACCTTCATTATGTGGAAATTCTTTATCAATGTCATTGGAAATAACACCAACTGAAATCCACCAATTCAACCAATCAAACGATATTCTGGGATTGCAGTAATGTGCATTTATCGGAATCCTGTTATGCTCGGAAAGCCTGATCCAATTAAATACTTGCTTATTTTTCTTTTTACTACTCGAAAATCCTTCAACCTTAACATGGGTTTCTGTAAATTTAATTTTTACAGGGTCTTGAAAAAACTTAGGGATACTTCTTTTACGACTTTTAAATTTAGGGTGCTTTGATTTATGTTCAAAGAATCGTTTATATGCAATACAAGCATCCTTAATAGCCTGCTTGGTAACATTATTTGAAACAGATTCTAACCATAAATATTCAGTGTGTCGTAAAATTGTGAATTTAGACCTTAGTTCGGAATCCAATATAAATTTACCACCATTCCTGTAGTTATCTTCTTCCATGCCAAGTGCCCAATTATATGCAAATCTTGAAGCATTTGCGTATTGAAATAATTTTGTAATCTGCTTCTTGTTAGGAACCAACATAACCTTGTAACTTTTAATCTTCATCAATAATCTCCTGTATCATTTTCTTTGCCTTATTTGCTCGTTTTCCCTGCAATTTACAACTAAATACAGTTATTATTTGAACTAAATCTTCTACAAGTTCCTGTTGTTCAGTCTTTTCAGTATTATCGATTATTTCAATTTCGCACCCATACAAATCTGCTATATACTTTATTAAATCATATCCGAATCGTGCAAGTCTGTCCTTATACAGAATTACAACCTTAGAAACACTTCTGTCTGCCATTCTTTTTATAATTTCTTGTAAGCCTTTCCGGTTATAATTTATACCTGAACCAATATCTGAAATTATTTCAAACGGTTTACCTTGTGCAAGAAGGTATGCTCGCATATTATCTTCTTGGCGAACAAGATCATCCTTCTGTTTATTGGAACTCACACGACAATACCCTACGGTTATACCTTCACCGCTTTTCTTACCTAGTATTACATTTAGATCAGATTCAGAATAATACCTATAACCATTAGAACTTCTATGGTGTGGTTTAAGTTTACCGGATTTGTCCCAATTTCTAAGTGTCTGTGCAGATACACCAAGTATTTGTTTCGTTTCATGTATTGTATAGTATTTCATATTAAATATCTCCATATGATAAGAATTATATACTATATAATACAATAAGTTGTAAGATAAGTCAATATGTTTTATAACAATTTATAACAATTTACCATCTGTAACAGTTCCTTCTTCAGTTTTAGATCCACCAAGTTTAATAATGGAACCACTTGATGATAACATAAATACACCGTAATTATATTTCATTCCATAAAAACTTGCAGATTTTATATATCGTTTCATGTATAATCACCTTTCTAAATAATCCTCAATTCACTGCATTCGGATAGATACCACGTTTATTGCCAGTCAACTTAGAGTATTTGAAATTATTTCTGATATACATCCAGAAAAAATGTCCTTTACTTGGAGCAGATAACCACTTACGATAAAGCATTACCGGAACATCATAATAACAATAAATATCTCCTGGACCACCATACTTACCTTTGAACTGCACATACAATGTTCCAACCTTATCATGACGATCTGCTATGTCTATCATATATGCCCAGATGTTAGAGGATTGTGTTCTTACTAACCCTCTTGCAACATCTTTCGCACTTGCAGCAGTAATCGGCATATCAAGTATATATGATTTTGGATAAACTATATATTTCATAAAATTCCTCAAATTGAACATTTCCAAACTAATTCAACTTCAAATAAGTCCTATTGCTCGTTGTGCTGCTCGTCTTGCTGATTGAAGACTTCTGTAATTATTACCATATTGTCTGAAGTCATCATCTTCTGAATACCGATAATACACATAATACAATATGACGCCGTATTCATTTTCAACAATCTCAACCTTAGCTTCTTCTCCTATGTCATTTCTATAATATTTATCATAGGAATAAAGATTGTGATCTGATTTTATGTACCGTTTCATAGGAACCACCTTAAAAAATTGTGTTAAATTATAGACACCGATGTAAAATATATTCTATCAAACCGAAAAAGAAGTCTGCAACTATGTGCAACAATATTTCTAAAATACACAGATTCACATGTTTTAATACTAAGTCTGTTTACATCAGGTCGTATAACAGTAATTATACCAACTTCATGTGTACCATTTCTTGCATTGTATTCAACTAGATCACCATGTTTCATACCGAGAACATTATCTCTTAATGACTTCCGTTTTCTTCTCCGAGGTTGAATTATCCAATCAAAGATATTATAAGTATCAGTGTATAAATCAGTTATGCAGACTGCATCATTGGAATGTGATTTCTCAATATTCCAATCAATTCTTTTATTTGCAGTATCCCCACCAGTTGTTAAATGCAACTCACCTAGTTTAGACAACTCACATCTAAGCCAAGATTTACCTATCATAACATGACTGGCATAATTCAATCCAAACGTATCACACTTTGAATTTATTATTTTGTAATATTTCGATTCAAACTGTTCTTCAATACCTTCAGTTTTCTGATGGCAATCTGAACACAGTGTAATCAAATTTTTTAAAGTATTCGAACCACCAAGTCTTCGTGCCTTGATATGATGTACTTCAAGTCTGCAATTGGATTTTCCACATTCTTGACACTTACATTTATCACGAAGAATTACCGCTTTTCGGATATTTTCATCTAATCTGTTAGATTTTTGATACTGCCATTGGTATGGCTTATATCCATCTGTTAGTGCTCTAACATCAATTGCAACATTTTCTAACCAATAGGAATCAACATGAATCCATTTATTCAATTGTTTAATAACACGAATTGTTGCTTGCCGTTTCTGCAAAATACTCGGTGCAATTCTACCAATTCGTTTTGATGAACTCCGATTATTAAACCTTGCAGGTCTGTATCGCTTCCAATATCTCCGATAACGCCTATAACTTCTACGAATAGTCATAAGATGTTTTACATCTTTTCGATGTTCAATAGTACCTTTGAATAACACTTTGTTGTATATCTTACATTTCTGAACAAGTGCTATTCCGGTATGGACTGAACCATCATCAATACCACACCTTACTTCATCTTTACAAATTTCATCTGTTGGTATAGTTCTTTTAAGTTGAACAACCACGGGATACTTCGATATAAGTTTCGCCTTTCCCTTACGGATCATATACCATGCTTTTACTTCTTTTGTAGGTGATAACTGATTTCCGTCAGCATCAAGTACAAAAGCGTATTTAATTTCTGCCATTTCTGACTACCTTCCTTTCGGAGAATTTTCCTTCTCGCCAAGGACAAGGAGAAGTTCATGTGTTTCGGTGTTATCACTACAGGTCATTAGTAGTGTTTCTTCCTTGACACTCACAGAGCAGTAGACTGAAGGTACATCCACAGGTGTGTGTTTAACTTTCATCTCTATCGTAGTTCATTATGCAGAATAGTTTTCACTATCAGCACTCACTAAGGCTTGAATCCTATCAATAGGTACATATACATAAGAACATTTGACCACTTATGAACATGTTTTACTATAAATATAGTTACTTACTGACTAGACCTTAAAAATTTATTTCTGCATCCGTAATATCATAAACTTCGCCATTTACTTCACGTGATTCATCCAGTTTGTCTGGTGAAAATCTACGAGTTGAATCTGGTCCAACAAGTTCAACATATGCACCATTCTGCAAAAGTTCCCATACATAGTCTTCTGCCTGACTTAGATTATCAAAATCTTCTGAGTCAGATAATCCAGTAAAATTACGTCCATAATATCCATAGACTGTATATGTTTCAGAAAAATCATCTTCTTCGAAATCATCATCACCAAAAACTGGTTTACTTGCAATATTGCAGGTGTTGGTTGCAGAATTTACATAATCATTTAATGATTCACCATATTTGTTTAACTCAAACTCTACCGCTGATCGTCTCAGAACTCTCTGACCGCCAAAATATTTAATTTCTTGGTTAAAGTCTCTGATAGCAGTATCAATATCACTCATTGGATATTCTCTGTAAAAATCATGGTCACCTATAAATGACTGTGATGTTACATAACAAGTCGATAAATCCTTCCCAAGTTCCACATATCCGTCATCATCAGAATATTCGGCAAGTATAATTGTATCATCTGCAAAACCATCTCCGGTGTAAGAATAGGAGTTTACATCTGCCTTAATATTGGTAGACGAATTTACACCAATCTTACCAACTCGGTAGGTAGAATCATCAATTTCTCTTGCAGTACCGTTGTAGCACATACCTTCAAGTGCTTCAAGTAAATCCCACATATCAATACCAAGTTTATTGGCTTCGTAGATTAACCCACCGGGTTCTTCTGCAAGTGCTCTACTCTTAGATACAGTTTTACCATTCAATTTACTGAGGATCATATCACCATATTTATCATATGCGATCTGACCGAAGTATTCATCATCTCTGTTTGATTTAATATATCTTTTCATATCAATCACCCTACCTGCACAAACAGGCATCCTTCAAATTCTTCAGAATCTACATAAGTATAATCATATAAACATAACTGTTTCGGAAATATTGTTCCGGTTGTAGTGAATACAAGTTCCTTACCATATCCATATGGGTCAGAATAACTTATGATTTCATCATTCGCTGCACCGGATTCAATATAAACTTTTGCACCACGATCTAGGTAACTTATAATATCTTGTTCAATTCCACCGATTATAAAATCAGGTGTTGTTTCCGTAATCGCACTTTTTATGTATTTTTTCATGCTGTAACCTCCGAAAGATTGTTACTAATATCTGAATAAATAAAAGGTTTTGCAATAGTAATAGATAAATATTTTTGTTATTTTACATAGTTCTCATTTATTTTCTTTTTCAAAATGCGTTCAACTTCTTGTCTTATATATTCTTCTCGATCTTCCTTAGATGAATGTTGAGTACGATTATCTTTTAACCAGTTATATCGTTCAACTTTTACAGGTTTACCATTTACCATATCATAATCTATATCTGATTCTGGATGTTCATAACTAACCTGTTCGTATAGATTATCATAAACATCTTGATATGAAATTTCTTTAAGGCCACGATCATCAAACCAATCAGCTGTTACCCAGTCTCTACCAGTGCTAGTTATTGCATATAAAAACATAACTGCCATAGTATAAACATCCCCATCATTATTCCAATCAGCAGTTTTATATTCAAATTTTCCATTTGAATACCACATATCACCATTGGATTCAATGTAATAATGAATTGTATTTGTACTTGATTTAATGTATCTTTTCATAATTCAAGCTCCTTTGTTTAGTGGATTACAATGTTTTTACTCTTGGATTCACAATGGAGTACCATATAGAATCATCACCCCTTAAACCAGATGGATTCGGTACAAAATATCCGCTTACACTTACTTTCTGACCCTCTTCTAAGTTGTAAGGATTATATTCATTCATATCATATGTTAATATCTTCTGATATTCATATTTAGTGCCAGCATCATCTTTAAATATAACCCTTACATGATATGAACCGCTGAAATAATCACCGTCTCTAGTATCGACATATGTAAGTATTTTAGTCTCACGGTCAACATCATAACGCTCACCGTTTGTGTTTATGAATCCTTTAGATGATTTAATATATCTTTTCATATCAAAATCCCTTCCGCATCATATTGAGCAGTTTCTATATCTTTGTACAAAATATCCTTTCCAAAACTATCCTGAACATAAGTCCAAGTTGCTTCAGGATCCGAAATGCTCTTGTATTTCAGTTTATATAACGATTTATCGTTCTCACAGATGCTGATTTCTACAATGTAGTTATCATTTATGAAAACATTGTAGTTCAATATTCCTGTCATGTGTTATCCCTTTCTTAGAAATCATGAACGATTTCCCTGACTTTGCATTTTTGAAGAATGTCATCAAACTCATCTGAGTGTATGAAGACTGTTAGATTTTCGCACCCCCAGAAAGCATCAGAACTGATTCCTAATACAGAATCTGGGATGACAAGTTTTGTTAGGCTTACACATCCTCTGAAACAACCATATCCTATCTGTTCTAGGCTAGAAGGTAGATTCATATTCTTCAATGACTCACACCAAATAAATGCCTGATCGTTTAATCTATACACACCTTCAGGTAGACGGACCGTCTCTAGTTGTTTGCATTCTTTGAAACATCTTGCAGGAATTCTTGCTACCCCATTCGGTATCACAACTTCAGTCAATTTCGCTCTCCAGAATGCCGCTTTACTTAAACTTACATCATTAGGTAGATCTATATCACGTAATCAAGACTCTGCAAATGCACCTTCTCCAATTGAGCGAACAGACTTAGGAATCTTCACTGATACTAGGTTAGGACATTCGTCAAATGCCCAATCAGGAATCTCTTCAAGACCTTCTGGCAAAATTACATGTTGGATGCTTTCATTTTCTGAAAATGCGCCACTATCTAATGTAGTACCTTTTAGTAATGTAAAATCAGAAGAATCTTCATATGATTTTACAAATTGCGGTTCATCATGACTTAGTTTAACATAACCAAGTTTTACTGCTTCACCATACTTGTACAATTCAGAATCACGTACAACATACTTAGGTGACGGGTCTACATGATAGTCAAGTGCTTTTGCAAACGGTGGATGGTCCTCTAAGAACTCTATCAATCGTTCCATCCCCAGCTCATCGTCGTTGAAATTGAAGAACCAAGATTTTGTAGAAGGACTGCTTTGGTATTTGCGTTTTGGATTCTGAGTATTGATAAAAATATAGAGTGAGCCTTTAGATGAGTAAGACTTCCAGTAGTAATCATCACCAGAATAGGCGGTACACCACGTTGCTTTTTCTCCGCCCCATTGAGCTAAGGAAATTGATCCTTCATATGTAAGCGGCTGCCAAAGTTCCCACTCCTTGTCTTTTGCAAGCAACTTTTTGTCTTTGTTTCCTGCATTATGAACATTTTTCTGTAGTTCTTTCTGACGTTCGGTGTCGGATAATGGAATTTCCCCGACTCTTGCAGAATCTTCTAAGAACTCTTCTACGGTCTTGTACCTTCCTAGGTCTGAGTATGTGAAGGACCTCGATCTCTTGACAAACATACTTAATGCATCTTTAATGTTGCGGTAATCATAATTGCTGAAATTTTGTTTAGAATATTGATTCAGAAGCCAGACCGCATATTTTCCGCCAGAAGTTGAACCTTCTTTGAATGTTGGATCTAGTCGAATGACTTCATCAAAATCATCTCTGCTAACAGAAGGAAACTGTGAAAGCAGTTTGTCAATACTAACCGCGGATCTCACGTAAGTGTATGATTTAATATAGCGTTTCATAGACGTACCTCCAATTAGTAAAGTGTTTCGTAATCTTCAAAATAGTTATCAATCCGTTTTCGCACCTTCTGCTCAATCTTTTCACACCCCTCATGTAAATCTTCAAATTGATTAGGCCTGAAAAGATCGAATCCAACAGTTACTTCATCTGGATCTTTCAAAATAGTATTTACACGGATTTTATTCTGATATGTTGTAATATCTAAAACTACATCAATCTCCTGCATACCGTCTTCAGAATATTTTCGAACTTGATTCTTGCCGACATACACAGGAAGTTCATATAAAACAGTCATATAAACATAAAAGTGGTTCGGACCTTTTGAAAATTTATATGCACCGTCAATATGTTCATATAAATGCTTACCTACTCGGTTTACTAATTCACTTGCTTGTGGTTCTTTCCACTTTGTAGGCTGTTTATCCGCTGCAATTCTAATCAATCTTTTCATTCTGGAACCTCTTCAAAATATTTACTCAGTGCTTGATACAAGTCTGGATCATGTCTTTCAAAGTTTTTCTGTTTTGTGAAAATAGATCCAGTAGGTAGTTTGTATTCATAGTTATATTCAGCAAAAGCATATTTACCATACGGATGTGAATATGCTTCATCAATCTCATCATTTGTCAGAAACACATAATTCATTGTACGATAGGCATCTACATAATCAACATCTTCATGGAATTTTTTCATATCCTGTGAAAGATACGGAAACCAACCTTCAAAAACTGCAATCGCTAAAAGATCTTCATGCAGGAACTCGATTGCATCACCGATCAGATAAATATCACCATCATTTTTAGTAGAACCGTATATGTCAGAGGGTACATAAACAATTCGGTAACATTTAGGTTTATTCAACAATAAATTTACAATATCACCAGCATAGTCAGTTAAGATAATATTGTCTGACTCTAGTTTATGTAAAGATGCTTTAATATACCGTTTCATATTCATCTACCTCAAAATAATCTATCTACCTGCACGTTTATACAGAATATCTTCATCATACCTACCAAATCTCTCAAGAAACTCTTGTTTCTTGTATGTTGGCACTCCAGTTACTACATAAATAAGATCGTAGTTTGTGTTAATAGCATCTGTAACATTCCAACATTCCGCAGGATCGTTATGAAAGTTTCCATCTATCACATCAATCAGATACTTGCGTTTTTGCCGTTTATCGTCTCTGTACCAGTACCCTAATGAATCTAATCGTTTGATAGCATCAGTCAACTGCTGTCCATGAAGCTGATTTATCATGTGAATCAAATCTTCTTTTGTAGGCATGGATAACGGAATACCTGTCGGTTCTGATGCAATTTCATCAGAGATTGAAGATTTAATGTATCTTTTCATAAAAATTACTCCTTATTTTATTCATCTATTGTTCCTGAATAGTAGTCACCACTTGAAAGGTATGCACTTCCATACACATCAGCATCTCCGTGTACATAGGAATCACCACACGCAGAAGCAGTTCCATGTACACAAGCATATTCACTTATCTCTGCATCTTCATACACTTCTGCATTTTCATACACCTCAGCATATTCATGTACGCTAGAACATCCATACACGTCCGCATTTCCGTACACCTTAGCATATCCATACACCCAAGCATCGTCATACACAACACCATCTTCGTAAACCTTAGCATCATCTCCGACCCAACAATTCCCATCCTGACTTAAATTTTCATAAGATTCAACGAATCCTCCATGGTCGCCAGCGGATATTATGTCAAAATTAACCAATGCACGAATTCTGTGCAGGGTGTGACCTTCCACATTGATAGTTTCATCTGTGAGTTCATATTTTTTGTTCCTAGTAAGACTTGTATCCATTGTAAGAGTTTCAGATTTAATGTATCTTTTCATAGAAAATCTCTCCTAACTACAATACATCATTTGAGTAAATATACAGGATAATAAAAATCCATACCATTACCTCTGTTCACGTAACAATCATGACACCGATCACTACCTATTTCATATCCATAATTAGCAGAATCTTCGCAACGCTCATATGGTTTTCTTCTATCACAAATAAAAATTAGAAACCGTTTAAAATATCTGTCATATCCAAGTAGTAAATCGCCGCCACTCAACTGTTCATACGGATCAGTAACTAAAATCGCACAGTTTGGAATTAAAGAATCTACATCAGTCTTCTCAACATAATCACCAATGTATGATCGTTTACCTTTAGAGTTCGATTCGAAAAAATATTCAGCAAGTTCTTGATACGACAAATTTTTAATTTCGGAATTGTCGAAACCAAAAAGTTTTGAATATCCCTCTCTTGCGGTTTTTATGTATCTTTTCATATGTGTATCTCCTTGTTTATTGTCTCCAACTACGTCAAATCATATCAAAATGACGTAGTTGGGAGTAAAAATGACGTAGTTAGGAGTAAAATTAAACGGACACGTTATTCATGCGTAAATTGATCGAAACCGACATATGGGCATTATCGGAAGCAATCAAATATGGCGTAGTAGGATGCCCCTCATAAATAATTGGATCCCTCAACTGATTGTTAAATCCGTCCGAAATCGTTTCTGCAACTAAATCAAATATCATGGAAAAATTTTTATAGGGATCATTTGTGGTAGAGAGGGCACCGCCTTGGGTGTCACGAGTAAGGTCATACCCAACCGCAGAACTGAAATTCTCTATAAGCCATCCACGGTTTACGTCATTTATATTATCAAAAGTTGCCATTTTAATATTTCCACTGTCCACAATGAATGGATACCTACATATCAGCCTATACCCAGTCGAATAACTTAACCGCATTTTATCTGAATTTAATGCACTCGATGATGAGTTACCTACGTATGCCCGCCAGTTAATAATATTACCACTAGATCCAGATGTGGGTGCATCAATTAAAACACGTGATGAACTTTGGAATGTATAATCTTCATCACCAAAAAACATCTTTTTACACATAGCGGGTGTAATACCAAATCTAGCAATTATTCCATGATCCCACTTGTAGTATGTGTATGTTACACCATCAATGGTATCAGTACCTTCTTCATTATAGGATCTTCCATGTGTGTAGAATAGTGAACTTCCTGCAGGAATTTCACTACTTCCTAATCCAGATGATATAGCATCGGCAATACATAAACCATATGTGATTGATGGTAGAATCGTAGCATTGTCCAACTTCCAATCAGAACCTTGCCATGCACCTGTAACAGGTGTACTAGAAATACACACGTACTGTCCACTATTTACGATGACATAGTCACCTCTGTAATATGTTTTTGATGTATCATAAGCTGTAACTACAGCAGTAACTTCTCTCCAATATCCAGCATTCACATTACCATTACTCAGCAACGGGGGCTTATCTACAGTATCATTTCGGATACATCTGAATTTCCTCACATTTGATTTAGCATCCGTATAAGAACAATAATTCAGTGTATTGTATGTGGTCGTGCTTGAATATGCACTTGGAACAACTGTCGTGTCACCAGCATCTACAGAAACGGATTCAGAAACTTGTAATACACCAGAAATTGGGGTATCATTTGACATACTGACAGTGTAGGACATACCGAGTTTTTCTCTATGTGCAGTATCACCATTTGTACCATATAAAATATAATCTTTCCAACCATACCCAGAATAATCTATGCGACGGACTACACCAGTATAGTACCCGTTGATAGCTTGGTATGTGTTGTTTGGATCTAATAATTGTTTTGCTCTAAGGGGATACCAAACACGATAACCTGTGTAGGGAGTGTTAGTATAATCGGAACTACTCAAAACAGGTCTGGAGTTTGTAATAGTGTATTCATCTCCATTTTTAGAAATATCAATTCCTACCCCAGATTTTAATTTCATGGTATTTTCAAGATTTACAACCCCGTTACTGGAAGTTACCTCGATTCCGGTGGTTTGAGGTTTCTTCTGAATTGTCTGACTGACCGTAAAGGTCTTAACCCCACTACTTGTAGAAGGTGTAATCTTAATCGAAGAAGTATTGGAGTCAGTTACAACGTTCATCTGTCCGGTAGCATCTACAGAAATGCTCCAAGCACCGGAAGACTCTCTTGTAACGGTTACTGCACCATTTCCTGCCACGATGTTATTCAACGAATATAATCCGGAAGAACCTGCAATGGATAAGATACCATTCTGAGTGATATTCAGTGCAGTTGTTCCTACAAAGGTTGACTCGTAGGACTTCATCATAGTGTTATTGCTGTTCTTGAACATCTTAACTGTTCCGGGAGCAACTACATCTACAGGATACTGCCGAATATTTTGTTGTGATCCTGTGTTAAGTTTATCTGGCACACCTACATACATAGCAGGTGGATACACATTTTCATTTGGAGTATATACATTGATCAAAGATGTTTTCTGTGACGGTGAAAGTATATAGTCATATGTAAACTGCACACCGGCAGGAGAACTTGGTGTAGAAGATGTGTATTGGGCATACAATTGACTTGATGTAGCATAAACAGCATCAAGATCATTATACACATCAATCTTAGGATATGTGTAGTTCGGACTACTTGCCACATGCAACTTTACTGCTGTAAGTTTATTCATGTAGTTAGACGGAATTATGAATGTAATCTTACTTCCCCAAGGAAATACCGATGGTCCCAAAAATCCACCATTCTTATAATGATTAGTTTCTGTATTTGTAGATCCACCTATAACACCAGAAACACCTACAAGGACATTTCGATCAGTGAAACCGGTAAGAAGAATCTGTGGCTGTGTAGTAATTGAACCGCTGTAATCAAAATACAGACGAAGGATAGGTACAGGTGATTTTGACCCTTCGGTTCCTATCTGGACTTCTGTAAGATCACTTGCAGGAGTTCCACCTGTCGGTGTCCATGTTCCTGCTTGAATAATCATACCATCTGTAATTCTGAGATAATCTTGGAACTGCCGGTAAGTTGTGTCAATAGGTGGTTCACCTTGAACAGCATCTTTATGTGGAACATCACCTGCATTCAAGTATCCAGATGGTGAACCTGATCCACTATTCTTAATGCCCTTCCCGTAATCAGTAATCTTAGTTGCCCAGTTATTTTCATATTCCGCAGATCCATCAAAGAATGTAGCAACAATTGTATTTGCCGCACTAAGAAGTGTTTCTGAAGGAAACGGAATATCTATAAACTGATCAGTAGAAGTGTGATTAGGTATCTTTACAAGCATAGAAGAACCCATGGCGATGCTAGATGCAAGCCACTCTTGTTCCGTAGCAACTACATCAGCACCATTTGCTAATGCTGTTTTGACATAAAGTTCATAGGCACTGTAACCTACCACCCTACCTTCATTATAAATTTCTTTTGACATAAATTACTCACCATCACTTTCTACAGACTCACTAGATGATACGGACCATTTCAGAAGATCTGATTTAAATGCAAATTCAGTTTCATTCCAAACTTCATTAGTTGCATCCCACATATAATACTTATCTAATTCATTTACTCTAACAATCTTACCATTAGGAACAGGTTTTTCTACCAGTTTGTTACGATCTGCAAGTGTTTCCAGTGAAATAAATGCAGCATCATACAGTTTCTTTTCATCCACAGTAATGTATGCCGGTTGCGGATAAAATTCACCATCCTCAGGAACCTCTCCAGAAATCCGTTTAGGTGGAATATCCTGTTTATGAATCGGATCATCATGACTTACAACCACTATATCTTCCAAATCACTTACAAGCACCGGTAAAATTGTCTGATCTGTTGTAGATAAAAAGTTCCAACCGACATTTAACTGATTATCCCATCTATACCAACCATATCGTAGAATCCATACAATACCTGAAAATCTTTTTAATTTTACAAGTGACCCTTGATACAGAACATTATCAGAATTAGGTATTTTTAAAAATTGTCTATCCATAAGTCAAAGCTCCACCATATAAATATCATCCAAATCCGGTAACTGTAATGATTTTACTGTTTTCGGATTACTCTTTAATGTAAGATACCACCCACAAATCGGTCTGTTTCCACCAAAGGAATACCATCCAAATCCGACTATCCAAATATTGTGATCAAACCTACCAAGCCGAACTTGGTTTCCAGGTCTTATTTCCATTCCAAGTTTCGGAACTTCAAGAACCATATCCGTCAAAGAAGTCACCTCCTGCATAAAATCTATTGATATACAAGGTTTTAGACTGAATAAGAACAGATCACTGACAAAGTATCTGTCAATGATCTGTCCTTTATACAGAGGCAAAAATATGAAGGGGTAATCAAATGTTATCAAGATCATCAAATTCATTTTCAGATCTTTTGGAAGTTACACAATAGCATTTTTGAATCGTTGTATGGAGTTCCTTTGCGTACCTATCTAAAACAGAATATAAATGTTTCTTTGTAATCTGTTTTTCATAATCGGACATTTCCCAAGGAAGTTTTGTCGGGTACATAATACAAGAAGTATTTTCAGAATTAAAATAATCTACCTGTATTCCGGTTTCACATCTTATGATAACAGATGTCCAATAACAATACCTTGAAATGCTGCAATCATCCAATTCTTTATAGATATTATACAACTTTTCTTGTGTAATATTCAACTCATTTAATGAATTTTTATGATTATTACAAAATGACTTTAACCGTTCGATGGATGGTGCATAGAAACCGAATCCTTCAATGGTTCTAGTCTGACGAGCTTCACCAAAAATTGCCATAAGCAGCTTTTCTTCCGCAGACATAGGTTTTAGCATCTGACCAGTGTCTCTTGGAATCATTTTAATACTTAATGCATAGTTATATCCAAGTGCTTTTGAAATTCCATGGATTAAGTTCTGATCATTTTCATCAAACGAAAAACCATACTTATACAATTCATCTGCATCAAAGATTGTTGTATCCAATGACAGTTTTTCAGAATTATATATAATTGCGAAAGTAAGGCAGATAGAATACATTCCAGAAACCCATGAAATATCAACCATAGAATAATGATCGCCATCATTATTTAGATGTTGATTTGTGTCAATACCGAAATCAACAGTATCACCTGGAAATCTTTTCGGATAAAATTTCTTAAAGTCATTGAACAAATTTTTCAGAAGTTTGTATTCATATTCTTCTACAAACTCAAATTCTACCATATCATGAATATGTTCAAACTGGAAACGAACTGCATTTACAAAAACACGAATAGAATCAATCAGATCCTTGAAATCCGGATTCAGAGGTTCATCATCCATAAAATAGGATTTCAGTTCTTTTAATGTTACACCACCATAGGAATTTCCGGCCATACGAACTAATTCTTGTTCTGTAAAATGTGGGATATCACCATGTAGCAAATCACTTATATCAGTTGGTGAAATTTCACATGCACTGGAAAATTCAGCAATTGTTCTATTCCCAATCATCCGTTTCATTAAAGATTCGAGGGTCATTCCGAATCACCGCCTTCTTCTTCAACTTCAAATTCAATGTCAGATTCTTCTTGATCTTTTAACCACCCATTTACCAAGGAATAATCCATATCATTCAAAGATCGAATTGTAGTTTCATCATTTCTAAGAAGTGAGTCATTGCATTCCAAGAACATTACATTTTCCTGCAGAACCCGTTCTTCATTTAAAAGTATGATTTCTGGTGCTCCGCACTCCATTAACTTTTCTAACCGATTGCTGCGACTTAAAACTTTTACAACAAGTTCTGATATATCAACCCACTGCCTATGATTACATTCAAAATAAAGGTCTAATGGAATCTGCACAGATTCAATCATGTTAAGATCAAGATGTGCTAGAATCGCAAGACACTTTACAGCTTTAGAACCATGCAAAACCTTTGACTTCTTATCATACTTTTTTATGTCATTGTAATACTCAGAAATATTCATAATTTCAAAAGAATTGAAATTGAACACTTGCCGCTTAGTGATACAGTAACTTACTACATTTCTATCGGATTCTTCAGAATCATAAAATCTACAGGATTTTCTGGAATGTAAAATATCATCAATATCATCATGACTGATATTAAGTCTTTCTTCAATTAACTTAATCGGGTTATATCCGACTTTCGGTTCAATAACAATTGGAACAGCAAGTTTAAAATCAAAAATAAATGAAGCATTCATTATCTACATCCTTTCATAGCTTTGGTTCATCATCAGAACTGTAACATTCTCTAAATTTCTTTATAATATCTTCTGACATCTTCTCGCATTCTGTACGTTCTGTAATATATTTCTGCCAACTGTCATATGACGAGTTATCTGAAGGGATCGGAATACGGATGTCAGGCTTTCGTTTCTCAGGCTTACCCTCATAATCATACATAAGAACACACTCTTCAATATCCTCATGAACGATCCAAAGAATTTCTTCCATGGAGTAAGTCTTTCTTCCATCTTTCACTCGAAACATGAAATCAGATTTAATTGATTGCATTAGATATTTTGCGAAATTGTCTATATTGTTATTCATCATTACAGTTCCTCCACAACTGTTAAAAAATTACGATTACAATAATCATTCATAGCAAGACGTACACAATCCTCTTGTGTTGGTTCAATTCCGGTGATTTTAGTAATTGGATTTTCTCTAGAACCGAATATGTGTCTTGACATCACATATCTTCTACCATGTTCTTCACGTTCCAGCACATACGCATCAAGGATTGTAGAATTCCACTTGTTAATAACTTTGTGTGCCAATTCCTTATTGGTTATCTGTTTCACTTCTTCAATTGGAAGTGTTCCTTGACCGCTTGGCGTAGTTGGCATATGACGATCCATAACATAAATCCAATAAACACCAGTATTTTTATCTTTACTGATCATAGATGATAGTATGTATTCTCTTCCACTTTTAGATGCAACACGAACTCTTACTGGTTTCATAAACGCTCCTTTCCATCACCTAATTTCGGTAATATAATCATCAAACTCACTTGAAACTTCTTTTACACCAGCACAGATAATCTGAATTTCTGTCTGATTTACCAACACACTAAACAAATTATTTATCTTCTCAGAATCCAAATGATCTAACAGATCATCAACAACAAGCAGCTTCAATGGTGCATTGGATTCTGCAATAATACTCATAAGCATGGAAAGTGTGAACAGACATTTTTCCCCAGAAGATAAATCATCATACTTAATATAACGGTCATTACGGATAATTCCGAAACTAAAACTATTAGCCTTTCCATCAACATAGAACTTGGAACTCGTATTTTCATCCATAAACAACTTAGAAATATATTGGTCCATTTTTGATTCAAATAATTCAAATGGATTTCCAAGTCTTGAATCTGACTGCAAACCATTTACACCAGTATGCTTCTCCCAAGTCTTGTACATTTCCAACTTGATTTCTGCGACATACTTTTGTTCTGTGAACTGATCCAACATTTTCTTTGCTTTTAGATTTGCAAGGATATTATTGTACCGAGTATTTTCAAGTTCATATTCATTTTTTGCATCCAAAACATCTTCATCTGTAATCACAACAACATTCTTAACCTGTGTAAGCAAGTCAGATTTACGTGAAATTTTGGATGTCAAATTTGAAATTAACCGTTCAATCAATGTAACTTTGTTAGAACATTCCTTTAAAAGCTGTTCATGCTCAGCAAGTCTTTCTTTTGCTTCAACAATAGCTTTCTTGGTATGATTCAGTTTATCTTCAATGTCAGGAATCATATTTTTAATAGATTCACAATCTGAATTTGTGAATGGACAAACTCCATTACCATTAATTGTATTCATATATGACTGATAGGAAGCAGTCAATGTTTGAATCGTTGATTTTAATGTATCAATGCAGTCCGATTCAATTTTTACACCATTTTCTGCATTTGTAAGATCAATTTTAAGTTGTGTGTATTCCGGTGAAGTTTCAAGATTTGATGGAACATCACTTAACTGTTCAAGTTCCAATCGAATTGTTTCCTGAGATGCATACAATGCCTTTTTTGCTTGAATATCCACCAAGTCACTATGAAGTTTTTCAACTTTAGGTCTTAATTCAATGATCGCAGAAGGATCACACAAATCTTCTGAAATAGCAATAGACTGAATTGCACCAGTGATACGATCAATTTCTTTCTTTTCAAAAGAAACACAATTTTTGAAATATGTATTTGCAGCTCTTACTGCATCTACTCCTGAAACACCCTTTACATTTTCGGATAAGTCAGAAATGGTTTCATTTAAAAATTCTGATACTTGACCATCTACTAGCATTTGATGCTGATAACTCAGACTATCATGAAGTTCCTTTGTCCAATTAAGTTCCACATTGGACTTTGGAAGAAAATCAAGAAACCAATCCTTTAATTTGTTAGCTGTCATCCCTGCAAATTCATTGAAATTGAACACAGGTAGTTCGAGATTTCCTACAATATCTTCAAACTTATATCCAGTAGGTGTGATCCTAGAATCTGTTTTGATCGTAGACTTAACAAGGTCCCAAGATCTGTAAAGTACAACAAGCTCACCTTTATTATCCAGAACAAGATTAACACCGAGATGCTTACCATCTTTACTGTGATTAAATATAACATCCTTTGCGGTCTTGTTAAGTCCCGGAATGTATCCGAGTAATGCCAACTGAATTGCTTGCAGCACCGTAGTTTTACCGGACCCATTTGGTCCTTTCAAATATCCGAAGTTGTCAAATTCATAAATCTGTTTTGACACTTTGTTGTACTCTTCAATTGTAATAGATTTAACTTTCATGAAATGAAATTTCCCCTTTCATTTGTTTCTACTATATATAACGATTCAAATTTTACATTTGCACAGAGAAAGTAGCCGAACAACATCTTTTTCTGTGTGACCATCCCACTTCTTACCACATTCAAGTTCTTTACAGTGAAACAGATCCCAATATTCTTTTTCATAATGATAGGTATAGCCACCTTCTGGTGTATCAATGCCTACGATAAACCAATCACCATTTCGGTCAAAGCAGTATTCTCCATCATAATGCCTGAATGACTTCCACGAAATATCAGGATGCTCATTTACAATTACAGCAAACAACATCAACCGTTGATAATACAACTGATTAAATGTATGGTAACCATCGGAAAACTCACCAATGTCTTCTGGTAATCTTATCCCTTTTCGTACAGCATTGATAAGCAGTTCCCTAGACACCAAACTAGATTCATCATCCGGTATGTCTATAATAAATTTCATTTTATTTTCCTCTCAAATATCACTCAACCCAGGCATCAAATGAAACCTTGACACGTCTTTCATTTGCAGATATTGGAATGTATTTCATTTCCATATGACTATCAATGATTTCCGATAATTCATCCGCAACAGATTTTGACATCAACTTACGGATATAGTCTTCATCATATTCAACAGGAAAGATCATAGTCTTCTCGACACGAAGATGATTTAATTTCGTACTTACAGTGGAAATTTGCAATGGTTGATTCCAAAGTGCATATAACTCACTCATAGAGTTACTTCCATTTATAATTCGTTTCATCAAATCATTATCTGACTGCAATTTATGTATCTGCATTTTCAGTTTCTTTTTCATTTTTCTTGCGTTCATCTTCTGTTCTCCATTCTTCCGTTTCGTCACACCATTTCCATGTTTGATACAAAGCCCATGCCCACTTCTTTCTCACATACTGGCTATTGCATGCTCTTTCATAGAAAAACATAAGTTTGTCAATCATTTTTCCAAGTGTTATTTTGTTTTTCATTCTCTTCAAAATCCTCCACATTTCAATTATTGATGAGATTGAACTTCTTTCATCAAATTATCAAGAAGCAAATAATCTCCCCACACCAATGCCTGTTCAAAACACTTCTTCACTTTGCCCCTCGCACATCTGCAAACAAATCCAATTTTCCCATGTTCTGCTTCATCGTTAAATCCGAAGAATGAAATGATCCGTACTGCATCTTGCGATGAGATTTCGTGGTATTCCTCTTTTCCAATATTATGAAAAACTTCTTCAGCTAAATCATATCCGTTCATACTAATCCTCCGTTTCCTCAGTATTCACCTTTCCCCAACACATAACAAGGCGTTTTTTAACGATCAGTTTTTTTCCTTTGTTGCAAGCGAATGTTTTCAGGACTTTCTTTGTTTCAACCGATCTTCTAAGTGAACCTGTATTAATGGATTTCTTGTTTCCATTTTCATCAAAGACTGCGTACTGATAATGTCCTTCACTCACCATCGCAATCCTCCTTGTATGGTTTCGGCAACCGTTGCCACGCCAAAACGTCGTACTCGCCAGTTCCGAAATCACCGTCAACCCATATCATGCCGCCGTGCCAGTCGTCATATCTGCACATTAAAACCATTTGATCTCCGTCCTCAAGAAAGCACAATACAGGTAAATCCTCTTTTGGTAATCTTTTCTTTACAGATACCCATTTACTCATTCTCGCTTTCGTCCTCGCTTTCTTCGTCCTCTTCCTGATCTTCTACCGTTTCAAAGCGTGTTGCCCGAATATCGTCTAATTCAAACTCCATAGCGTATTCATCATCAGAAATCCATCCGTGCTTCCATTCGGTGTAACTCATTATCTACCTCCACTTCGCACTTTCCGTGCAGTTCTTGCAGTTTCCATACTTCCTCCGTGGATAGACCACAATCAAGAAGTCGTAAAACTGTGCCATCATGGAATGTATATTTGAATATCACTATAATTTGCCTCCATGCTTACTCATGGATATCAATTACTGTCAGATATCCGTCTTTGTTTTCTTCAAGTGTCTTTCGATACTTTTCATCAAAATCAAAATCCGCTACAAAATGTTGTCCATCCCAATAACCCCTTGAAACCACTTTTCCATCCGAGTCAATGAACGCATAACATCCAAGATCATTTATATTTTTAAGGTCCTTAATCCGGGCACCATTGCACATCAATTCTGTCTTTGTAAGCAACTGGTTATTATAACGACCCCCGATCGAGTACCAATCCCATACAATAGGACTATTATTCGGAGCTTCTTGTTCTTCGAATGACCCCAAAATCTTCTCAATCTCTTCGTCTGTCGGCATCTTTTTCATAAACAAATGTAAACAATAGTGCATTACTCGATCACCTCACTATTCCTGTTTGATTCTGTTTCCTCCTTAATTTTTGCATATATATCACAATAAGTTGAATCAAATGAATCATCAATTTTTTCAAGGAACCAAGGTTGATTGTCTACTTGATCATGGTAGTAAGGCCAGTTGTTTCCTCCGATTCTTGCATGGATGTAAAGGATATCATCTCTACCCGCATATTTATTCCACAGTTCCCACTGCTTGGTTTGTTTCTTTATTTCATTGTGAATATATGTCTTTAATACTTTTCTCTTCCATCCGTAGATACGATTCCATCGAATGTCAATGTATTCTTTGTAACCATCTTTGTCTCTGCCAACTACAAGGTAGAGTCCTTTGAGGTAGTCAGTCCACGAACTGAATTCAGACACATTAGTATTTACGTTCCAGAAAGGTCGGCTTTCACATAGATCCTTAACACACTGGATTGCAATATCCTTCTTAATAACCATTTCGGATATATTGACAGATTTTTCATCCTTCATAAGTCGATAGCCTCTTAACCTAGGTACTTCGATTCCATTTTTCTTTGCAATCTCTTCAATATCTTCGATCTGTGCATATGCTCCTAAATCCATTTATGTATCCTCACTTTCTGTCTTATGGAATCGTAGTCTTAACAATATCTACATGATCTTTGATTTCCTGTAATTCATTTCTGTACTTTTCGGCATCAGTAACATGAATGAGCACAAGACGTTTTCCCTGACTTCTAAGTTCTCTATTTAGTTCTTCTTCTTGATATTCAAGTGCTTTTCTTACAAAATCACAAATGTCTGCCATTTTAATGTACCTTACTTTCTGAAATTGTTTTTACATGTGATTTCCTGAATGAAATGTTTGAAACATGATAATATCCTGGTTTCAAGTAATCTGGTTCTTCAAACTTTTCTATATAGGTGAGGACGCCTTTTGTAATTGATCCATCAATAAATATAACGATTACGTTTTTACCGATCATGTCAAGTTTTCTAATTACCTTAGATTATATACGGATTTTATCAATTTGTCAACACATTTTTGCAAATTATTACAACTCAAATATTAAAAATAATGATCATTCATCACTACAATCCTTATTTTTATCTAGTAAGTAATCAATTATTCCAACAATGTAACTAGCCCTATCCAAAGACAAAAGTCGATCGACATCTTTTTCAGTATGGCCGTCCCATGGCTTACCGTATTCCAATTCCTGGCACTTAAACAGATCCCAGTATTCTTTGGAATAGTGATATGTATAACTTCCTTCTGGAGTATCTACTCCAACAATGAACCACTCACCATTACTGTCAACGCAATATTTTCCGTCCTCATGTTTCCAAGATTTCCATGAAATATCAGAATTCAAATTTACAATAGTTGCAAATAGCACAGCTCTTTGGTGATAGAGTTGATTGAAGGTATGGTATCCATCTGAAAAATCACCAACATCATCCGGAAGCGGCGTGCCAAATTTAATAGCGTGCATCATACATTCTTTCGAGGACATCATACTGAAAACATTGTAATCAGATTGCTTGATTAGTTCGTACTGTTTATTAGGAATATCAACAACTAGTTTCATTTATTTACCTCCTGTACCCCTCATCTGCGGATCTGCGGGAATGATTGTAGGTGCGTTTTCAATATCTTCCCAATGTAATAACTCATCATATCCATAAAATCTTGATTCGGTTGTAAATTTTGCCCATTCTATATCAGATACATCTATCAACCGCCCATGCCCCTTCTTAAGAATTTTACCGAATCTAATAGCGTTTATTACACAGAAACTCACTTCACCTGTGCGAAAGATATTTCTAAATTTATCTTCGGGTATCCTAATTACTAGTTCTACATCTGCCATGCGTTAATCCTCCTTATCTTCTGGTGTGGCTGTAGTTAGCACGTCTTCAACAAACTCTGTTACAGTCATATCAGGGGCACGAAATCCATATTTAATCATCTTCTCGTTACATTCATTAGCATCAACCAATTTTCCATGACCATTTGGGAGTTGGTACCTAACGGTCATATCTTCCTTATCACCAAATAACCGTTTTTCAAAATCTTTCTTCTTAACCATATAACCAATACAGTTAGGATCAGTTGTATAGAGTCTGTAATGATCGCCATCTAAAATTGCTGATTCTACACAATTCAGATTCACATAGATTGGGGTATCACCCTTTTTGTTAAACGCAAGTAAAAAAATTTTTCATATTTCAATCCTCCTTATCTTCTGGAACGATTGTTTTCATTGATTTTACTGCTCGCTCAACGTCCTTTCCAGAATAGATAGGATCATTCCTAGTTAAGTCAAATACATATTTGAGATTTCCAATATCTTTTAAATCTCCGTGCCCTTTTGGAAGTGGTGTGCTATTTATGATTGCTTGTTTTACATATGAATCCAATATAGACTGATTCTCTAGTGATAACCGAACATTATGAACTAATGCATTTCTAATTTCTTCTGGTATCTTAATTACTAACTCTATATCTGCCATATTATTCCTCCTTATCTTCTGGAATGACTGTAGGTGTGTTTTCCAATACATCGACAATCGAATCAATGTGTGGATTGTCACGATACGGATTTTCAGCCAGCGTTCCGCAATCATCGCAAAACTGATACAAGTCATTCAGAAATGCGTCACCATCAATCAGCCGCCCATGTCCTTTTGGAATCGGTGTGCCATTTGCAATAACTTGCTCCAATGTTGGTGTGCGTTTCTTCAACTGTACCGTGGAAATTCGTAAAATGTCTTTGTAACGCTTTTCATCAATCTCAATCACGATCTGCATTTTCTACCAACCTTTTCTTTTTACGTTCTTTCCTAAATCGTTTTGAATATTTAGTTAAAATCTCATATAAAGCGATTTCATTTGTCTGTGCTTGGCACAATGGATCTACAACATACCAATTCTCACCCAGAAGATAATCAATGATAAATCTCCTAAATTCTGTATCTGAAACACCAACACCGAATATATTGTCCTTATCTTCATGGTTTTTATATCGGTCAGCCATAAACTCTGTTAGGTTCATTCTATTATCTCGCTTTCTATCTTGATTTCAGTCTTTGTCCATTTATATGAATGAATGCAACGCCAGTCAGAGTAACGGTTATATTGGTCATATTCATCACCTGTCTGTGTGAACATGATTTCGTTTTTGCTTTCATTGTAAAATACTCCATCCATATCAGTAGGATCGCATTCCCAACCACTATCGCTAAGCATTCTAGCGTCTTCTGGAATATTATTATCTTTGATTAACTTAGAAAACTCACCTACTGTCATTCCTTATCACCACTTTCAGTCTTGTACTTGTCGATGATCGCAATAATATATTCTATGGCTGTTTGTTTTCCTTCTTCTAAATCAGATACATCAATAGCCAATGATAATTTCCTTGATTTATATTCCTCTATCTCGAATATTATCTTATCAAGCACATCATCCGTATTAGGCATTTTAAGATCCGTGATCTCATGTTCAACTGTACCGAAATAACCACCTTCATTCCGAATGATGATAGTATCTTTGCGTATCTCATCAACATATCCATGTATCAATACTTCTTGTCCTATCTTTAATCTGTTGGTCATTCCTTATTCTCTTCTTTCTTCCCTATCAACTACCTCCACACCAAATCCGGTATGTGTTTCACTCCAAACCAACTCACAATCAGTTTCCAGCAAAGTCATAACCGCTTTTGCTACTTTTGCTTTAACGGGATAAATCTTTACGGTATCTCCGTTATCAACATATATTGTCATCTTTCAACACCTTCTTTTTGCTTTGTGTTCATCTAACATCATCATCTTTTACATATTCTATGAATCCATTTTCGATGATACTGGTTACCATCCAATTGTATCCACAAAATCCTCTTGATTTCTTCAGCAGCATATTTCCGGTCTTACAATCAACTTTTTCTACGGACACGCAAGCAGACCATCCATCATCCCAATGATACCAAAACGATTTTCCAATAATATCTTTTGGTACTCTTCTTTCCTGTATAACAATGGCGTGTAAATCATTTTCTCCTGACCACTTTCCATTCCATGAACCAATGTTTGGCATTGTTAAAATAAATGCTATCATGCTCTATTCCTCACTTTCCTGGAACTAAACCATTCTTGCACCACATTCACTACAATAATTTTCAGTATTATCATCTGTTTCATGATAACACTCGCTACATTTGTATTCATGCATCTGCATAGGATATGGATCGATTTTTACCCAATGTCCAGTCTTTTGCTTTTCAAGATCCTTGATAGCCGTTGCAACTGCTTCTTTCGCTTTTGCGTTTTGTGCTTCGCCCATGCAGACTTCCGCTTTACTTCGGATTCGATACAACCAATCGCTTACTTCCTTATTTGTCATTTTATTTCACCACCTTGTCAAACGGACAATCCCATACACAGCAGAACCCGTCATTCTTGTTCACACACACCTCACAAGGTCTTCCTTTTAGCATCCCGGTTAGTTCCAAAGCATTGATTGCCATTGCCTTTGCTTGCTGATATTCAGGTATTGAATAGCACTCGTCACCGTTAATCGGTATATTGCCAACTATAATCCTTGCTTCTTCATTAGTCATTTTCTGCATCCTTATCTTCCGGAATGATTGTCGGTGCATTGATAATGGTAGGTTCTAAGTACACTTCTAAATCTGTTCCTTGTTCTGTACCTACAAAATGTGTCTTTAATCTATCAGCATCAATCAACCTTCCGTGCTCTGCTGGGAGTGTAGTGCCATTCCGCACACCTTTATAGAGCATTTCAGTTGTGTGATAATCTGTAACGCTGGTGTGTTTCTTGATCCATTCATATCGGGTTTTAGGAATATCAATCACGATCTTCATTGTCCGCCTCCCCTTAAGTCGCACTCACACTGACACATATCACACGTTCCCACGGGATCGCCTTTGCCTTTGCCTCGCACTCTTCGTCCGTCCAATCATCGGCAACAGAACCATAGTAGCTCCAACAATCATCATACGGTGAATCTTCCTTTCTATGGTACGCATCATCCTTACCAACAATTAGTTCTTCGATACACGGTTCACCGAGATTTCCTGCCATATATGCGTATTCATCAAAAATCCCATCAGTATCAATCCATGCAATCACCCTCAATCCGGGATTCTCCAAAATGAGAGCCGATAGTTTCTCGGCATACTTCCTGTTCAATTCACTTTCTAAGATCATTCTCTGCCTCCTTTATCCTCTTTCCGCAGTTCGGGCAAAACGGATATTCCACGAAATAATACATGAACGGAGTAGTGTGATACCTCTGACAGTACGGGCATCTTGCTACTTGTACTTCCTCGATCCCACACTCTTTTACTGAAACAACCTCACGTTCTAACCACTCACTCATTTTCTGCCTCCAAAAGTTTCGACAATGCGTGATATTCTGTTGCTTCTGAAAGCGAAAGACTATCACTCATTTTGCTTTCCAACTCTTTCTTTCGGGCTTTGATCTGTTCAACAGTTCTAAGAGCATCGACTGCCATATCACAAGCACTCGACATTTTTTCATAACCTATAGGATTTCCGTCAATATCAAGAAACATATTTCCTAAATCGTATAGATTCAAAATCTGAATCGCCTCATCAATCGTCATTCTTCTGCCTCCTTTAGCCTATCCACACACTCTAAAGATAACATTTGATATTCGTCTGCGTGTTCTGTCATATAAAAGTACATAGCACGAATCAGTATTCGTTTGGATATTGAAGTCTTTTCAACTTCCTGTTCGGATCCTATCCACTTACGGATAGTAGTAAAAATGAAATCATCTTTCGTTTCAGTAACTTTGGTTTCGAGTTCTAGCGTAAGAGTATCAATGTGATTTTCTGTTATCTCCATTTTCCACATCCGACAACTGCTCCAACACAAAAGCCTCAAATCCGCTTAACTCCGTATCCGGATTCCTTTTGTCTAATCCGTGGAATACTAAGCACTTTGATACTTCATCCCACGCCTGAATCGCCCTGATCGCCACATCTAAAGCCATCTGCTTATCCGGTGAAAGAAAACCATAAATCTGTTCCAGTTCTAATATTGCTCTTTTATTGTTCATTCTGTATCACCTTTTTCATATTCGTCCCATTATTCTTGTAGAAGTCTGTATAAGGCATAATATTCTACCGTTTCTTCTTCCGTTGGATTTTCCTTATAATAAAGGTAGGACTTACGATTCAATAATTTTTCTTTCAGGTACAGAGCCTTGATTGCTTCATCAAACATGTCCTCGTTTGGCTTGTATCCACTGAAATTTCGTTTCAGATACTTCATACCTTCAATAGTTTCTTCAATCTTCATTTTGATCACCCACATAAATAAACATAAAGATTTGTCTTTGCTCTTGTAATTCCAACATAGTAAACATTGTTGTTATCCTCACTGGTAAGTCGGAATGTTTTACCGCCTACATTCGGCAGGTGTACTTCGTCATACTCTAACCCCTTTGAAGAATGTATGGTTCCAACATAAATATTACTGTCGGATTTAATGGATTCAATAATACTTATTACACTATTAATTAACGATTCATCTGAGACAATCTCGTTAAAATCAGCTTGAATATAAGGAAGATTTAACAGTTCAATAAGTTTATCGTACTTCATTCTGTAATCATATAACTCGCTCCAAATGATTTCGTGAATCTTGTTCATAAGGATAATCGCTTTACTCATTCCTTTATTCTGGAAAAATGCAAGAAATTTATCAATTTCAAAATCACCAGATTCATACAAAGATTTGATTCTAATATATTCTGCGTAAGATTCATTTGTGAGATCAGCTGCCAACATATTTAAAAAAGCACTGTCATCCATACAAGTTATCAATAATTTCTTTTTAAAGGATAAATCACTTTCACTATCAGAAATTGAAATACCATTTGATTTTAATTCACCCTTTATCTCCGCAACTTCCACATTTGTTCTGCAAAGCACTGCAAGTGTTTCATCTTTATTCAAAGATTTACATCTCGGAATCAATTCAGAATAAATCTTATCTAAGGCACCATCTGACATATGGATTACATGAACATTATCACCGGATTTATCTGAATCAATTTCAATTCTGCATGAACTATCTGCATACAAGCTGTTTTCATTAGCGAAATCACAAATCTGCTTAGTTGATCTGTAATTTCTATGTAGCTTATATATGGTCCAATCATCACTGTTTGCAAGTGATTTTATGATAGTAGGATCAGTTCCACGAAAACGGTAGAGGTTCTGCAAAAAATCCCCGACAACATACAAATCAGCATTCTTGAAAGATTTTACAAATCTCCACTGCTTTTCATCTGTATCCTGGAATTCATCTACAAAAATATATTTATACTGATTATGATATTTTTCAATACTCGGATGGTTGTTCACAAATAACTCACAAATATCATAACAAAGCATATCAAATGTAATTTTGTTAGATTGGATCAGTTCTTGTTTCAAACATTTTCTGAAAAGATCAAACTGAAACTGATCGGATTTTGATAATGTCTGGTTTCCACTTAACTTTGCATCAGAAAGTTTCACACTGTACTTTGTTTTAACTGTTTTCTTAAATGCGGAATAATCAATTTCAGATAAAATACTAGGAATACTTGTGTAACCAAACTGTGATCGGACATCCTTATCATTTGCAAGCAGTCCATAACAGAACGCATGAAATGTTTTGAATTCCGGTGATAACTTCTTAAACTTAGATTTATTATCGGACTTAAATCGAATATCCATATTACAAGCGGCAGCATTGGTAAATGTAAGTACCAATATTGTTGTTGGATCTACACCATCATGGATCAATTTTTTAATTCGTTCCAACATACAGTATGTCTTACCAGTACCAGCACCAGCTAAGACTAAAATTTTATGTTCTTTTGAATTGACAATTTCCATTTGTTCATTGTTTAGCATTGGTGTTCTCACTTTCTTTTTCTAATGATTTCACATATCATTCGTCACCCTTTCTGCCACAATATACTTACTTTCTGTTATTGTTTCACCTACAATAATAATTAAAAACCCCGCATCTTCAAGTGCTTTAATCACCTTGTCATTATAATCTGCTGATCTATTTACAGTTAATTCTGCCAATTTTTTATTCATCTCTCGTTCCTTTCTGCCTTTACACATATTCATTTTAAAACAACATTACCATATGCCAAAAGGTAATTTATCTTTTTCAATCTTCATTCTTACATTCCTCCCAGTCAAGTACAATCCGTTGTAAAATATGATAGTCATTATCTGGAAAACGAGAAACACGATTATCATATATAACCTTTGCATTTTCATAACTCCGAGTAGTAGAACTTACCTGGTCGATACAACCGTATTTCGCTAGGAACACAGCATATTCATACTGTGGCGGATCTGATATAGAAGTCTTATCATCTTCCTTTGTTTCTTCCAGGGCCTGGATTGCCATGAGTAATGCTATCTTCAATTCATCAGTATCTTCATACGGGCTTATTCCTATATGATATTTAATCCACTTGATCGCTTCGTTGTTCGTCATCACCATACACCTCCTTTGATTTTTACTGAACTCTTCTAACTGGATAAATTCTAATAATGTTGGATCTATCTTCAAGTTCTAACACACGTTTCCACGCTGCCTT